GAAGCACCAAATGGTGTTTGTCTTTTTATCTGTGCATTCGTAGGAGTAATAGGTGAGTTTTGAAAAGCAGGTACATAAAACTCTGATGTAGATGTAAACACTTGTAGATCACGATTAGAAACAATATGTCGTATTGTATTAATCTCACCTATACTTGCAAGCAATTCTATAGAATCATTATCAGCAGCAGTACCTAAATCAAAGTTAAAAAACTCATTTGACTTACTACCCCATAATGTATCTGGCTGTGATGTTGATCCACCAAACCATAATCGC